AAGACACATATAATACATCATCACTCTGTGGTGTGTTTGGGTCAAACACTGTACCCCCATCATTAGGGTTATTCGTAGAAAAAAATACCAATTCTGATGGTGTTGTATCACCAGTAAAAAACCCATCCACACTAAATGTTCCACCAGTACTGTTGGTAAATATACTAGTCCCATTAGAATAAGTCCCACCAGTCACAAAAATATTTGAACTAGAAGATAAATCAGCAATAGTTGCAAAAACGTTAGATGAACTAGGTGATGTAGAACCAGATATAGCACTATATTGGTCTTGAGTTAAATTTAAACCACTAGTTGTATTAACGAACCATTCACCACCACCATTTTTATTTATGTATTGCGTTGGTACATTTAAATCTATAAAAATAGAACCTTTACTAGCAATATGTGTCGGAACACCATTACCAGTCTGTATAAGGATTACCCCTACCGATATTGACCTAATATTATTTGCCATTACTTTTAATTTTATTTATAAATATCATTTTTTATTTTATAATCTCCCAATTTGAAGACCAATTATAATTTTTTGATGTTTCACCACTTATTATTATCGACACATTACCACTATTAGCTGAATAAACAACAGAATTAGATGTGATACCACTTGATACCCTATCAAAATCAGAATTCTCACCAATAACAGTTACAACACCACTTACATTATTTATAGCTAACGTTCTTTTCCAAAATCCAAAATCAGTATTATCTTTATATGCGTTAACATATGATACAATAAAACTATTTGAATCATCAGTAAAACCAGAAATAGTATCAATTATTAATGTTTCATTTGAAACAGTTTGAGCAGTTGTTGGAATTAAAATTCTAGAAGGAATAGTAATATCAACACCTTGATTATCATTTCTATTTAAAGTTATAACTTTATTATTTTTATTAAATGTCCCACCCGTTATAAAATAATCAGTAAAACCAGTTATATTAAACGTCCCACCAGTACTGTTTATAAATAAAGCATCACCGTTAGAATAAGTTCCACCAGTTACATAAGGTATACCAGTTAAATTACTACCATCACCAATAAATTCAAGTGATGTTATCGTTGTAGCACTAATACTAGAAGATGATAATGTACCATTTACAGTTAAACCAGTAAATGTATTAATAAACGTATTCAAATTTGAACCATCATTTCTAACAATAACTAATTGATTATTACTAAATGTAACACCAGTTACGTATGTATCAGCACTAAATGAATCTAAATTTAATGTATATGCTGATAAACTATCGTTTCTATCGAAATAAGCTGTAGTACCAATAAGTGTTGAACCAGTAGTATAATAATCTGTTAATCCAGTTACATTTACTTGATTACCATTATCCTTAAATAATGTCAAAGTATCTGAAATATTATCAAATGTTCCACCAGTTATATTATTATAATTAATAATATCAATTATATTTGTACCACCACTATAATACGTTGAAGCATTAATAGTTGATGCTGAAATTTGATTATCGGTATATAAATTACCGTCAAATGTTATAACTCCAGTTCCTAAAAATATTTGCGTGTCTCCACTACAAGAAATAATATTATTCGTAAATAAAGATGTACAAGCACTAACAGTTGGTGAACCACCAGTGATAGATAAAGGTTCAATTACGAATGTTTGATTTATGTCTGACCAATTACTCATTATGATGTAGTTCCAATTAATTTAAACGACCCAAGTGATAGGAAGTTTTTATATACTCTAATAGTAACGATATCGTTAGCATTTACCATGATAGGTGAAACTAAAATAGTTCCATCAAATACACCAACACCGTTTATACTAATAATTATCCTAGTAATGTCTAAAACATCTAATAATTGTGTTATATTCATATCATATTGTGCTGTAAATGAAAATTGTGGTTCTGATTGAGGTTTAAAGATAAAACTTAAGTTAACAACATTACCTCTAACCAACGGTTCGAATATTATATCCTCAAAAACTCTATCTTGTTCAACTTCCAATGCTATAACACTTCTATTCGATGTAGGTACCACTTCAAAATCTTCTTCATCTAGTATATAACCTAACATTTTAATATCAAACATCTGAACATAGAATCTTCTATTTTCAAAATCATCAATATTACTTTCATCACCAATGTTATCAATATGTAGAGGTATTGGGTGTCCATTTATATTTATATAACATTGTCTAGATTGAAAAGCTCTTTGAATTTTCCTATTAAATCGATTTAAATCTTTCATTTTATTAGTAAATAATCTTACCTCATACTTTAAATCAACAGATGTTGGTTGTGGAATTTTATATAAATCAACACCACTTCTTACACCATCCCATGTTGGAACTTTTACGAAAGTATATGTTCTATCACCTGGTATATTCCATAATCCAGCTTGATTTTGACCTTGTTGAATATCTGGTTTCCTAACAACAGTTATAAAAGGTAAATCAACATCCTTATATTTATCTGAAAATTGCCATGTTTTAGAAAATTCTGTCCATCTTTGTATAGTTAAGAAAATAACTGGAACCACATCACCATCTATAGTTAATTTTACTCTTTCATCATCCTTTAAAAATTCCATGAAACCTTGGTCCATATCCTCTTCTAGAATCCCTTTAGGTAAAAAGGTCCCATTATCAGTAATACCATCTTGAATTTCTAATCTTCTTTCTGGTCCAACTCTTTGATTTACTATATTTATATTACTTCTCCAACCTTTTGGTACTGCCATAATTTTTATCTATTTTTAAACTCCACGGAATTCACTAGCATCAACAGCAGCACAAGCTACACTTCTAAATGCACCCTTATATCCCATAATAGTATGTTTGTTATCATAATTCTTAACACCATCATTAGTAACACTAAAATAACGTATCTCAGTCTCAGTTACTGGATAACCAATATAATCACCATAACTAATATTAGTCTCTAACTCAACTAGTTGTGCCTCATATATACCAAAATTTAAATTACCATCTTGTAAAAATCTTAACGAACCATTTGGATTATAAGCTGCATTGATAGCTTCCTCCAATATCGGAATAACCTTCAACTCAACTGGTGGGAAGTATCTAATACCATCCTTAGATGCTTCTCCGTACACATTATCAGCTTCAGACATTTCTCTATTTACACGATATAAAATTATCGTGAAATTTCCATCTCCTTCAATCGCTTCTCTACCCATTTCAACCTCTAAATTGAAGTCTTCTTCGGAGAAAAATTTATTAATTCTAGTTATAGGTGTTATCTTCTTTCCCATCGTTTTATTTATAAATATTTATCTTTTGGTTAATCTGTAACAAAGTATTGATTTTTATTAAAGTTTTTATTATATTTAGTAATAATAAAGTAATATAAATAAAACGATTTTGATTAATTTAGACGATTTGAGGGGCCATTCAGCTATTACACTACTAGGAAACTATGAAGGTATAAACCCATACTTAGTGAAACTTAGAAATGAATATTTAAAAAATAAAAAATTGGGACTAACTGAAACCCAATCTAAATACATTTTGGATAATCATGATAAAGAACCATTATATATTAATAGAGTTATTGGTATTACCAAATATTTAGGTGAAGAATTGAAAAAATCTAGCGATTTATCGTTCGTACCAGAAAAATTATTAGTTGAGTTTGTATTGGCCGAAACAGAAAAAACTTATCATGTATATGGTAAACTTAAACAGAATCAAAAAGAATCTATGATGTACTGGTTACCAAAAACACAAGTTACGGATGACCCATATTTTGAAAATATTGATATTGATGTTGATTTTTCCAAGTATAATGATGTATTAGCGTTAGATGGTAAAACTTTATATCAACATCAGAAAGATGGTATCAAATTTCTATTGACTAGAAATGGGTGTATACTAGCAGATGATATGGGTTTAGGTAAATCTATGCAAGCGATTATAGCCGCATTAGAAAGTGGTGTTAAAAATATATTAGTTGTATGTCCGTCATCAACAAAAATAAACTGGGAACGTGAAATAAACGTTTTTTGTGATGATACATTTATTATTGATGGTCAAAAATGGGGTGGAGCTAAATTTACTATAATAAATTTTGATATTCTTAAGAATTTTCATGGATTAGCACCAGATAAAAAACCAAAAAAAGGTGAACCACAACCAATATTAGCTAGAAACCTAGTGGAAGCTAAATATGACCTATGTATTATTGATGAAGCACACAACTTAAAGAACAGTGATAGTAAAAGAGGTAAAATAATGGTCGAACTATGTGTTAAATATGGTATAGAAAAGACTTGGTTACTTACTGGTACACCAGTTGCAAACAGACCAATGGATTTCTTTAATTTATTATCTATTATTAAGTCCCCTATCGCAAATAATTGGAAGCACTATGCTGTTAGGTATTGTGATGGTAAAAGGTTCTTTAAAACGCTTAAAAGTGGTGTTAGAAAACAGATATGGATTACAAACGGTGCTAGTAATTTAGATGAACTAGCATCTAAAACAAAAAACATACTATTAAGGCGATTAAAGACTGAAGCTATCGATATGCCAGATAAAGTTGTTACAACTATGTATCATAATATGGATAAGAAAGGTTGGAAGATGTATGACGATTTATGGGATGAGTATTTAATCACTCGAAAAGAGCAAGGTAAGAAAACTGGTAATTTACAAAAAGATTTGGTTGAACTTATTTTATTAAGACAATTCATCGCAATTCAAGCAATACCGTATACAATAGAAATGGTTGAAAATGCCCTAGAAATGGGACGTAAAGTAATTATATTCACTTCTTTTACTGAAGAATTAGATATTTTATCTAATCACTTTGGTAAATTAGCCGTTACTCACAATGGATTAATGACAATGAATAAAAAACAAAAATCTGTCGATTCTTTCCAAAATGATGATAAGATAAAAATATTTATTGGTAATATAAAAAGTGCTGGTGTTGGTATTACATTAACAAAAGCTACTGTTGTTGTGTTTAATTCATTTGATTGGGTACCAGGTAATAATGCACAAGCCGAAGATAGAGCATTTCGTATCGGTCAAAAAAACGACGTAAATGTATATTATCAATTATTCAACAATACCATATCAACTAAAATGTGGGCCATGTTAAATAATAAAAAAGATGTGATATCAACCATTATGGGTGAAAAAAAATTAAGTGATGAAGAAATAACTAACTTATTGATGGATAACTTAGATGAAATAATATAAATAATATGATAAAAGTTTATGGATTTGAAGACTGCCCTTATTGTAAGGATTTAAGGAGTCTTTTAAAAGAAGAAGGTATAGAATTTAATTACGTAGATATTAACCTACCAGAAAATAAAGAAGAATTTGATAATATAATTAAAATATCAAATTCTGATGAAATTCCGATAATTTTAGTAGGAAAACAGATATTAATTCCTAACGTATCATTTAAGACAATTAAAGAAGGTGTAGAGATTACAAAGAAGTTTTTAATTTAATTCTTTTTCTTTATATTTATAATAAAAAGAAATATGTCAGTAAGTGCAGATGAAAGAGAAAAGTTATATAGACAATTTAGACACTCTATGGGTGCTCCTACACGTCAAATTGAATTAACCGATGACCAATTATGTACTCTTCTAGAAATATCTATCGAAGATTATGCTCAATATGTTCAAGAATGGTTAGTTGAACATCAATGGCAATCAATATTGGGTCAAAATTTGGATTCTATTGATATGGCTTTTGCTTTAAGCGTTCGTAATTTTGATTTTATGACACAATATACCTACGCATACTCAAAACAAGTAGGTCTACAAACTAATGGTCCTTGGGAACTTAAAAAAGATTTCGTTCAATTGGAATCTGGTAAACAAGTTTATCAATTACCAGCTGGTCGTGAGGTAAACGAAGTACTTTGGATTACACCTCCAGCAACTAGTCAAGCTTTATTAGCCAATTATGGTGGAATGGATGTTGGTTTTGGTGGTGGATTCTCACAAGTAGGTGGTGCTGGCGGTGGTGGTGGTGCTGGTGGTAGAGGTGGAAATGGTGGTCACTATATTGCACCAGCATTCGATATATTATTAACTGCTGCTGATATGAATTTAAAAAATCGTATTGTTAGAAGTGAACTTGTCTATAAAATAACTGCTGGTCCAGATGGAACTAAATTATTACATTTATTAAGTACACCAGGTTCTAAAATGTCTTTTGGTGGTGCAATAGGTGGTGCTGGTAGTTCAGTAAATCTTACTGGTTGTCAAGTATGGTATCATTACTATGATACAACACCAGAAAACGAAGATGATTGTAGAGCAGATAATCCAGATATCATAAAAATGCCAAATCAAGTTCCATTATCTAAATTAGATTACGCTGATTTTAATGAACCTACAAAAACACTTGTTCGTCAATTATTTATTGCTGAATCTAAAAAAGCGTTAGGTAGAACTAGAGGTAAGTTTGGAGGAACAATTGGACCACCAGAGGCTGAAAGAACAATGGATTATGAAAGTCTTATATCTGAAGGTAACGATGAGAAAAGAGCCGTATTGGAAAGATTAGATACTAGACTACTAAGACTTTCATCTACAGCACAACT